GAGAGCATAGCTTATCCTTGGGAAGGTCTCAACAAGAAACTATTTGGTATGCGTAAAGGTGAGCTAGTAACTCTGACAGGTGGCACAGGACTAGGTAAGTCTAGTGTTACTCGTGAGCTTGAACATTGGCTCATTAAAAATACTGAAGACAACGTAGGTATTGTAGCTCTTGAAGAGAACTGGTTACGAACTGCTGATGGTATTATATCCATTGAAGCTAATGATCGAGTGTATCTTAACGAAAGACGAGAACAGTATAGTGAAGAACAACTAACTAATCTGTTTGATAAAGTCATACCCAAAGGTCGTGTGTTTATCCATGCCCATCTTGGTGTCACAGATATTGATGAAGTATTTTCTAAGCTACGATATATTATTGTAGGCTGTGAATGTAAGTGGGTGGTTGTAGATCATCTACATATGCTAGTCAATGTCATGGGTGAGGGTGATGAACGTAGAGGTATTGATTCACTGATGAATAGATTGCGTAGTCTTGTTGAAGAAACAGGGGTAGGTATGATACTAGTCTCTCACTTACGTAGAGCATCAGGTGATAAAGGACATGAGCAAGGGATTGAAGTATCTCTCTCACACCTCAAAGGTTCAGCAGGAATAGCACAACTATCTGATTGTGTGATTGCACTAGAACGTAATCAACAAGCAGAGAATCAAGACGAAGCTAACACTACAAGAGTACGTGTACTTAAATCAAGATACACAGGTGATACTGGATTAGCCTGTAGCTTACGTTACAACAACGAAACTGGTAGACTCTTTGAGTTATCAGAGGAGGAAACATTTGACAACACAGAATTCTAAAATTATATTTGATATAGAATGTGATGGTCTCAAACCAACCAAGTTACATTGTATTGTAGCCAAAGAAGTTGGTGGTGAGGTTCATGCTTTTACACCTGACAAACTTGAAGAAGGTTTAGAGTTTCTTAGCAATGCCGATACATTAATCGGACATAACATCTTACGCTTTGATCTAGATGTTATTAAGAAACTAACTGGTGTAGATTTATATCACAAGAACATTGAAGATACTCTTGTTATGTCTAGGTTGTTTAAACCTATCCGAGAAAACGGACACAGTTTAAAGACGTGGGGTTATCGGGTAAACTTTGCAAAGCAAGAGCAACCTATAGACTTTGATGAGTATACACCACAGATGCTCGAGTATTGTATCAACGATGTTAAACTAAATGAATTAGTTTACTATACATTACTCAATGAACAAGTGGGTTTTAGTCAACAGTCAATTGATCTTGAACACAGAGTTGCTCGGATAATGTCTGATCAAGAAAACAATGGGTTCAAGTTTGACGAACGACAGGCTACAACTTTACTGGCTGAACTCAAAACTAAGATGAATGAAATAGTCGAGGAAGTACAACGCACATTCAAACCTAGAATGGTTGATGTAAAACTAGTTGTACCTAAGTTCAAGAAAGATGGTGAGTTATCTAAGTCAGGATTACGACCTGAAGAATATGATAATTGTATAGCTACAAAAAACTACAAACCATTCATGCGACAAGAACTTAAAGAGTTTAACTTAGGTAGTCGTAAACAAATTGGTGAGTATCTTGTTGAGGTAGGTTGGAAACCTAAACGTTTTACACCTACAGGTCAGCCGATTGTAGATGAAGGTACACTTAAAAAGATTACCCACATACATGAAGCCAAACTAATTGCAGACTTCCTGCTGTATCAAAAGCGTATAGCTCAGATACAGTCTTGGTTGGATGCACTAGAAGACGATGGAAGAGTACATGGTTCAGTCATTCCTAACGGAACTATTACTGGTCGTATGTCCCACAATCATCCTAACATGGCTCAGATACCAGCAGTATACAGTCCCTTTGGTAAAGAGTGTAGAGCTTGTTGGACTGTAGACGAAGGTAATGTTCTGCTTGGGGTTGATGCTTCAGGACTAGAACTTAGAATGTTAGCACACTATATGAATGATAAGGAGTATATACATGAGGTGGTCAACGGAGACATACACACAACTAATCAAAAACTTGCAGGGCTTGAATCAAGAGATACAGCAAAGACTTTCATCTATGCCCTCGTATACGGAGCAGGAGATGAAAAGATTGGGAGTGTGGTTGGAGGATCAAGAAAGCAAGGTAAAGAACTTAAGCAACGCTTTCTCGATAATCTCCCCACATTTAAAACTCTTAAGGACAAAGTACAAGGAGCTGCAAAGCGAGGATACTTAATGGGTATAGATGGTCGTAAGATTTATATACGACACGAACATGCTGCATTAAATAGTTTACTACAGGGTGGTGGTGCTATTGTAATGAAGAAAGCATTGGAGATACTTGAAGCGAGACTTAAGATAACTGGTGTACCACATAAGTTTGTAGCTAACATTCATGACGAATGGCAGATTGAAGTACCAGAATGTAATGCTAACAAGGTAGGACAACTTGCAGTAGATAGTTTAAAACAGGCAGGAGAACATTTTAATATGAGATGTCCTCTTGATGGTGAATATAAAATAGGAGGAGATTGGAGTGAAACACATTAATAAATTTTGCACATCATGTAACACAAATAAATCTGTTGAAGATTGGTATAAAAACAAATCACAACTAGATGGTTTAGATGTTATATGTAAAGTATGTAGAAAAAATACAAACCAAACTAACAACAACCCTAAAAGAATGTTTGTTAATGGTAAGTACATACCTAAATCACATCCACTTTACAAGCCCGGCAACTATAAAACTTTTGAAGGAGCAGCTTTTTCATCTTTATCTAATTATGAAAAGTCAACTGATGGTTATGTTTATATTATAACTAACCCTGCATGGAAAGGTTGGGTTAAAGTTGGGATGGCTATAGATGCTAATGATAGATGTAATCAGTATCAAACATCATCTCCAATGAGAGATTACAAACTAGAATATACAAAGCACTTTAACGATAGAAGAACTGCTGAAGTACAAGCACATAAACTATGTGGTAAAAAAGCTTTACAACAAAACGGTGAATGGTTTAAAATAAATATAAAAGATGCTATCAATTTAATTGAAAGTATAACAGAGGAACAAAATGAAAGAGAAACAGCTTGACAACTTGGTGACGGACAACTATAATAAGTTTAAGTCTGAATCAGGACACTGGTATACCCAAGAGGGTGAGCCTATGTATACTATCATAGGTGCTAATGGTAAAGAACGAAACACTACACTCAGAGATGCTAAGTCTTTAGGGTTAGTTCCGTCTGTGACAACCATCATGGGTATTATAGCCAAGCCATCTTTAGAGACTTGGAAACAAAAACAATTACTTAATTCTTTCCTAACCTTAGAACAAGGAGAGGACGAAACGATTGAGTCTTTTTATTACAGATGCCAAACAGATTCTAAACAAGTAGGTATCCAAGCTGCCCAGCAAGGGACAAAGATACATGGTATGATTGAGAAAGGGTTCTTAGGTAAAACTAAAACCAAACCTTACAAAGCAATCAAGAAATATTTAGATGAAACTTTTCCTAATGAAGAGTGGATAGCAGAAGATTCTTTCTGTGCTGATGAAGGTTATGGTGGAAAGATAGACTTGTATTCTAAGTCAGGAATATTTATAGACTTTAAAACAAAAGATAATCTGAAAGGTAAAGACCCAGCGAAGTTGGTGTTTGATGAACATGGAATGCAGTTGTCAGCATATGCTCAAGGCTGTGGCTTTGATGATGTTGAACGAGTATCTATATTTGTAGACAGAAAAGATACAGGTCTTATACTTCCGTTTGTTTGGGATAAAGAATCACACACTAAACACTTAGGAATGTTTAATGCTATGCTAACTTACTGGAAGTTAGTCAAGAACTATGACTCATCTAGACTTGTATTATAATGGTAGGATTTAGAAAACCTCGTAAACCAAGACCTAAAAAAACAGGTGTACCTAAAGGCTACGATAGTTTATGGGAAGTTAAATTACATGAGACAGTTCTTAAAGATTGGGAACATCATTGGGAACTGTATGATTACATTGTTAAACATAAATATGAGCCAGACTTTGTTAAAGTAATTGATGGTAAAACTATTTTACTTGAAGCTAAAGGTAGGTTTTGGGACTACCCTGAGTATAGTAAGTACATACATATTAGAACAGCACTACCAAAGGATACTGAGTTAGTGTTTTTATTTCAAAAACCTTATGCCCCTATGCCGGGAGCTAAGATGAGAAAGGACAGAACAAAACGAACCCATGCTGAGTGGGCTGAGAAAAACAATTTTAGGTGGTATAGTGAAGACACACTACCTATGGAATGGAGTAACTATGGATTATAAATTTAATGAACGCAGACATATAGTTGAACTAAAAGAATACATTGATGGTACATATGGTGAGCATTATGCTTCTGATAAGTACCAAGCTACGGATGTAATCATTGACTCAGGTCATGGTGAAGGTTTTTGTATGGGTAATATTTTAAAGTATGCAAAAAGATACGGAAATAAAGAAGGAAAGAACAGAAAAGACTTGCTTAAGATATTACACTATGCTATAATAATGCTTCACATTCATGATAAGGAGTCACAGAATGGTTGACGATAAAGTAGGTATCAAAGAATACCTTGGTATAAAAATTAATTACAGTAATGAAAAACTATTAGATAAGTTTAGTCTTGATACACTTAAGGACAGATACTTATGGGAGAATGAAACACATGCACAAGAAGCCTTCGCAAGAGCATCAGTCTTCGCAGCTACATACAAAGGTCACACAGACTTTGAATTGGCTCAAAGGCTTTATCACTACAGTTCCAATTGCTGGTTCATGTTTAGCACTCCTATACTTAGTAACGGGGGAACAAGTCGTGGGCTTCCTATTAGCTGTTTCCTTAATTATGTACCTGATAGCAGGAATGGTTTATCAGATCACTATGATGAAAATATATGGTTGGCATCTTCGGGTGGAGGTATTGGTGGATATTGGGGTGACGTTAGGAGTAACGGTATATCTACTACTCACGGGAGTCGTTCTACTGGTTCAATTCCTTTCATACATGTAGTTGATTCACAGATGTTAGCCTTCAATCAAGGCACAACAAGACGTGGAAGCTATGCAGCTTACATGGATATATCTCACCCTGAGATTGAAGAGTTTATTAACATGCGTAAAGAATCCGGTGGAGATATTAATCGTAAGAATCTTAATCTTCACAACGGTATCAACATTACCAATGAGTTCTTGAAAGCTGTTGAAGAAGATGCAGACTTTAGATTGATTGATCCTAAGACTAATGAGCCTACTAAGATTGTAAATGCTAGAGACTTATGGTGGCAGATCATCAATGCAAGAGCAGAAACAGGTGAGCCTTACATGATTAATATAGATACATGTAATGAAGCATTACCCAAACAACAAAAAGATTTAGGATTAGAAATCAAACAGAGCAACCTATGTTCTGAAATTACTCTTCCTACTAACGAAGAACGAACAGCAGTGTGTTGTTTGTCTTCTGTAAACTTAGAATACTTTGATGAGTGGAGTGAGAACCCTTTGTTCATTGAAGACTTAATAACTATGTTAGATAATGTACTTCAACATTATATAGATCATGCAGTAGACACAGACAGTCTAGGAGAATACAATGCAAATTTTAAAAGATTTCAAAAACACATTAAAGAAGGCAGGGAAGGCTTTACTAAATCTGCCTATTCGGCTTATAGAGAAAGGTCACTTGGTCTTGGTGCGATGGGATTTCATTCGTATCTCCAATCACGCAACATTCCTTTTGAAGGTATCTTCGCTACGGGCTTTAACTATAAAGCGTTTAAATATATTAAGACACAGGCAACCCGAGCTTCTGAAAGACTTGCAGAGGATCGTGGAGAAGCTCCTGATGTCAGTGGTAGTGGCAGGAGGAATGCTCATCTACTCGCTGTTGCACCTAATGCTAGTTCTAGTATTATATGTGGTGGTACTTCTCCTTCGATTGAGCCATATCGTGCTAACGTTTATACGCACAAAACTCTCAGTGGTTCTTTCCAAGTTAAGAACAAATACTTAGAAGAAGTCTTACAAGATAAAGGATTAAAGAAAGATGAGTTGACTGCCTTGTGGAAAGACATTGCAGGTAATGAAGGTTCAGTACAGCACCTTGATATTCTTACAGATGATGAGAAAGAAATATTTAAGACTGCTAATGAAATAGATCAGATATGGATTGTTGAACATGCATCTAAACGTCAAGAGTTTATTTGCCAAGCACAGTCAGTTAATCTTTTCTTTACACTTCCAAAAGC